CAACATCGATAGGTACTGCTCGTCCCTCCCAATCCAATTTTGCGGCCCACATAGTGGAAACAGAGACCCAAGGGGTCTCACGCGCAAACTGGTTTGGACCAGGAGGTGGGAGCTTCAAAGTACCTGGTTTCATTGCCTTTGGCCGACATGCTCGGTATCTTCCCCCGTACGTCCAATAGTCAACGTGTGCTTGTCTAGCGATATGCGCACGCAACGTACGGTTAGGCACACGACAGGTCCCTTCGGGTGGTTGCTCGGTGGGGTTGCAGGCAACCCCATCGAACGCAGACTCGAGACTGTCGCGCGTCTCTCTGAACAGTTTTCCATCAACTGGAGAGAAGAAGATATCAACGCGTGTCGCGTACTTGGATGGGTTAATCTCCTCGTTACGGAGGAGTGTGTAAAGTTGCGCGCGGACGACCTTTGGCATGTCACGCATCCCCTTGCTGGGATGGCCAAGACCACCCAGAGCCACGGGAAGCTCTGGAGGCCGCAAAAGTCGTCGTGCCTTGGCGCGCACGTCCTTACACAGGACCTTGGCCACTCGACGCAGTGCTTTCCACTGCGGAGCGAAGTAACTACCTCGGTCCATAACCCCATTACCATCACGCATGAATTGTTTAAGGGGATAAGGATTATAAAACCTGGGTTGGCGTCCAGGCTCTTCGGCGAGACAGAAAGTCTCACAAAAGGTATAACCCCTATCCGAAATGAAAGTTTTCCCCTTATGCAATCCAGAGCCTACAGCGGCGATACTTTCGCTGTAAGCCCGCACTTGATGAGGCAGCGCAAGCGTCACAAGATCATCTCCGCAGATGACAGTGTGTCCGCCAAACACTTCCGCAGCCCAACCGTTGATAAGAGAAAGAATGGTGAACGAGAAAGGAGTTCCCATCAAGCATCCCCTGTTCATAGGGACGTCAACAAACTTTCCCCCACTATCAACGGCACCAAGTGCCGCAACCTCCTTCCATTGTCTTTCGGTGAAAGACTTCTTTTGGTATCTCACGTAATGCTTCGACTTCCCAACGCCAAGGGATTGGGAAATCGCATCCGTGTACAGGCTGGACAAGCCCGCACGGCCCAAGCCGCGAACAACAGCTCGAATTGCATCATGAGAGAAACCATCAGTTGCCTTAGTCAAATCGGCGCTAATCCAGCGCCAATCACCGCGCGCAGCACCCTGCATGCCGTTTACAATCCCGTGAGGACCAACGCGAGATGTGAATTCGCGAATCCTCTTGTCCAACTTTCTAAGGACAGGGAAAACGGCCTTCCTGCAGATAG